AGAAGTTGTAGGTAATATTATACATTGTAAAAACTTTAAATCAAGACTTACAGTTGAAAACAAAATGGTAGATGTAAGATTAACTTACAATAAAGGTCTTGATAGATATTATGGACTACTTGAACTTGCTGAAAAATATAAAGTGTTTAAGAAAGTTGCAACAAGATTTGAGTTACCAGATGGTTCAAAACAATATGGTAAAACAATACTAAATGACCCAAAGAAATATTTCACTAAAGATGTTATGGATATTTTAGAAGAGTGTGCTAAGAAGGAGTTTAGATATGGCGGAACAGTTGAAGAACGCGAAACGAGCAGCGAATGATAGAACTAAACAGTTTTTAGGTGTTGTGGCTGATGACTACGCATTTGTAGAAAACAAAGGTAAAACTAAAACCGAATGTATAGGTATCAAAGGCGGAAAGTATGATGGTGTCGTTTACAGATATGGTAAAGTTGCCGCAGTTGAAGACCAAAATAGAGTAGGTTTAGAAGCAACATTAAAATTTCAGTATAATATTGTTGACTATAATGGATTAAAAGAACATCATATAGGTGACGATTTTAAAAATCTAATAGGTGATATTTTATGTGATATAGTTGATACTTATTATACTTATAAACCAAAGGAAGAAAATGAATCTGGAAAATCAGACGATAGAAAAGACGACCCTAAGTCAACTGATACATAACGAAAACTTTAATAGAAAGGTAATACCTTTTCTAAAAAAAGATTATTTTAAAGAAAGAAGCGAACAGATTCTTTTTGAAGAAATAAATGATTTTGTAGAAAAGTATTCTAACCCACCAACAAAAGAAGCGTTAGAGATTGAGATTGACAATAGAAAAGATTTGTCAGATACTGAACACAAGCAAACTGTTGAATTATTAAAAACACTACAACACAATGATGTAGATTTTAAATGGTTAACAGATAGTGTTGAAAAGTTTTGTAAAGATAGAGCAGTATATAATGCTGTTGTGGATAGTATTAGAATTATTGATAATAAAGATAAAGATAATACACCAGAATCTATACCATCAATATTATCAGATGCTTTATCTGTATCTTTTGATAATCACATTGGACACGATTATATAGAAGAAGCTGAAAAGAGATACGATTACTATCATACAGTAGAAGATAGAATACCTTTTGATTTAGAATACTTTAACAAAATAACTAAAGGTGGTTTACCGAATAAGACATTAAACATTGCACTTGCTGGTACAGGTGTTGGTAAATCATTATTTATGTGTCATATGGCTGCATCAACATTGATGCAAGGTAAGAATGTATTGTATATCACACTAGAGATGGCAGAAGAAAAGATTGCAGAAAGAATAGATGCAAATCTTATGAATTTGTCTATAGATGATTTACACGACTTACCAAAGAAAATGTTTGATGATAAAATTAATAGTATATCAAAGAAGACAGTTGGTAAATTAGTAATAAAAGAATATCCAACTGCATCGGCACATAGTGGCCATTTTAAGAGTTTAATCAAAGAACTAGCATTAAAGAAAACATTTAAACCTGATATTATTTTTATAGATTATTTAAATATATGTTCTTCATCAAGATTTAAAGGTAACGCAAGTGTGGGTTCTTATTTTTACATAAAGGCAATAGCAGAAGAGTTAAGAGGATTAGCAGTTGAGTCTAATGTTCCAATAGTTTCTGCAACACAAACTACAAGAAGTGCATACACTTCTACAGATGTGGGTTTAGAAGATACCTCAGAAAGTTTTGGTTTACCAGCAACTGCAGATTTAATGTTTGCATTAATATCTACAGAAGAATTAGAAGATTTAAATCAGATAATGATTAAACAATTAAAAAACAGATACAACGACCCAACAATGAATAAAAGATTTATTTTAGGAATTGATAGAGCAAAAATGAGATTATATGATGTTGAACAAGTTGCTCAAAAAGATGTTGTTGACTCAGGCCAAGATGAACCAGTCTTTGATAATACAAGCGTAGGAAATAGATTGGAGAAGTCTTATGAGAAATTCTCGGACCTCAAAATATAGAAAGAATAAAATAAAATATTATGTTGATGTCACTTGGAAAAACAAAGAAGCAGTTTATGTTGTTGTTGAATTACCAACAAAAGATGTTGTCAAAACATTCAAATTTAAGGAAGACGCTGAAGATATGGCTGAACAATTAATGAAAGTTAAACCCTTTGGTCATCATCCATTACCTAAATTCTTAAAGGAACAATTATGAATTATAATAACTACGAGAGATATAAAGACGCAAAGTTTTTTAAGTTTAGTGAAGAATATCCTGTAATTATGAAAACATATCCTGATTGGAAAGAAATAAATCCTATTCTTGAAAAATATATCAGAGAACAAGGTGATAGAAAAAATAAAAGAACTAATGTAAAAGCACAAATGACAGAGTGGAATATGCAAGTTGAAGCTGGCGGTGAACACTTTCAAAAGATATGTGATTTTGCAAGAGAGTTATCTTTAGAAAATTCACCAGTACAATTTATTCCTGATGTTTATGATTGTTGGGGTGCAGTTTATAGAAAGGGTGAATTTACTCAATCACACGACCATTGGCCATCTATTTGGAGTTGGTGTTATTATGTAAATGTTTCTTCTAAGTGTTCACCATTACATTTTAAAAATGCAAGTGGTATTCTTAATGAACCACTTAATGTACAACCAAGTAATGGTTTGATGATTATATTTCCAGGATGGGTTAAACACGAAGTTAAACCACAAAGTTGTGAACACGAAAGAGTTATGATTGCTGGGAATATAAATGCAAGAGGTGCTGCATTTTAATGAAAGAAGTTACTTTCACAAAAAGAATTAAAATCGTTGAATCAATTTATGATGACCACGAAACATTAAACCCTAAATTAGAAAAGATAATTAGAGAACAAGGTGATAGACAAAATTATCGTACAGCTTTAAAAGCACATATGACAGAAATGAATATGTTAAAAGAAGATAATAGTGAACCTTTTCACGAATTATCTGATTACATATACAAAGAATCGTTAAGTATATCTCCTGCATTTTACAAACCAACTTTTATAGATTGTTGGGGCGGTTTATATAAAGTTGGTCATCACGCTGAAATACACGACCACTGGCCTGCTTTATATAGTTTTGTGTATTATGTTAATGTATCTGAAGAGTGTTCACCACTTGTGTTGACAGATTGTGGGTTTCATTATGTTAAACCTAAAAATGGATTATTAACAGTATTTCCTGGTTGGATTAAACATTTTGTACCAAAACAAGAGAGTTCACACGAAAGAATCATAGTTTCTGGAAATATATCACCAAAAAGTATTTACGAATCCACTTGACAATAGTTCCTTTTATAAATATAGTATATACAGAAATGGAAAAATTGAACTATGTTAACATTCAAAGAATTCTTATTAGAAGATAAGGGTGGTAAAAATTTACACCTTGAACATATAGAAGACGAGATACTTAATTATGGTATCACTGGTGGTCGTGCTTCTATAAACTTCATTCAATCATTAAGAGATATGCTCGCTGGCACATCATCTGGTTCTGTCAATATGACAGTTAAATGGGATGGTGCACCTGCAATCTTTGCTGGCATAGACCCATCAGATGGTCAATTTTTCGTTGCTAAAAAATCAGTATTTAATGTAAATCCAAAACTTTATAAAAAAGAATCTGAAATAGATGTATCAGGTTCTTTGAAAGAGAAGTTTGCGATTGCATTACAAGAATTTAAAAAACTTGGAATCAAAGGTGTAATACAAGGCGATTTAATGTTTACATCTGGTGATTTGAAAAAGGAGAAAATAGATGAACAAGATTTTATTTCTTTTCAGCCTAATACTATCGTGTATGCTGCACCTGTGGGTTCTGAACTTGCTAGACAATTCACTCAAGCAAAAATTGGAGTTGTATGGCACACAACCTATTCAGGTGAAAACCTGGCAGATATGAAAGCATCCTTTGGTGTTGATATAAAAGGATTAAAAAAGATAAGTAGTGTATGGATGGATGATGCTACTTATAAAGATGTATCTGGTAGAGCAAAGTTCACTAAATCAGAAACAGAAAAAATAACTTCTGTATTATCTGAGGCCGGTAGTATTTTCAGAAGAATCAATTCTTCATTATTAGAAAAATTTATAAGACTACAAAATTCATTCACAGGTAACTTGGCTGGAGCAAGTCTAAAAACTTACAATAATATTTCTGTAAGACAAGGACAAACAGTAACGAATGTGAGAAAACATGCAGATGGCTATCTGACTCATATTGAAAATCATTTTAAGAAGCTTCAGGACAAAGTTAAAACATCAGGTGCCAAGGATAAGATTGAAAGAAATAAGAAAGAGTATCTGAGAGAGTTTAAAAAACATATCAGAAACATAGAAAATGTCATTTCTTTCCAAAATGCTCTGGTGAACGCAAAAAATATAATCGTTAGAAAGTTAAATTCAGTAAGACAACTTGCTAATACTTTCATACGAACAGACAAAGGTTACAAAGTTACAAACCCAGAAGGCTATGTCGCTATTGACAAAGACGGAAAAGCCGTTAAACTAGTTGATAGAATGGAATTTTCATTTAATAACTTTACAGCTAGAAAGGCGTGGGATAAATGATAAACTTTAAGACATACATTAATGAAGCCACATTAGATATAAAAACTATGAACAAACAACTTGCTGGTATTCAAAGGTCTGCAATATTAGCTAAAGCAATAACAAGTGGTAATAAGTTAGAAACAAAAAAAGGTAATGTATCGTTAAGTTGGATTAGTGACCAAGACAAAAAAGCATTTGATATGAATGATTTTCAAAATGCATTTAAAGATGGAAATAATTATAAAAATGTTTTTGTATCACCAGATGGTGATGAAGTTAAATTAACAGATATTATTAAAACAGCAATGTTTGGTGGTGGTGCCGGTTCAGGTGGTGGTTCAAAAAATACTGCAAAAGTAGAAAGTGGTCAATGTGTATATTTGGCAGCATTATATAATGGTAGAAAATTTGCAGATGTGTCTGATAGTTTAGATGATGCAGAAATGTCTGCTGTTGCATCTAATTATAATATATCAGTTAGTTTAGATGAAGTTGCAACTATGAATGATGATTGGGTTCATTCTTCAATAATTGTTGCACAGGCTCTTAAATCGTTTTTAGGTAATAAGAGTTATGTGTTTCATCATCAATCACCATTTGTTAAAAATTTATATGGTGCATATTCTAATTTAAATAAAAAACTACCTTCACCATTTAGAGGACCAGATAAATGGAACCCAGCTGACATATGGGCTGTGGATGGTGTTGAAAATCACGATTGGTATCAATATAATTCATTAGCCGAAATGAATAACGAATTAAAAGAAATGTATGTAAAAAGACAATGTGTTGGTATTTCACTTAAACAAGCTGCAGGTAGGGTAACTTTATTAGAAAAAAATACTGATGGTTTTATTAGAAGACCCATAAGAATGATTGATTATGATATTGGTAGAAAGGGTGTTTTTGATTCAAAACATTGTACTATATTTGGAACAGAAAACTTTATTATGCCAATGAGAGTTTATGATGGTTTGTTTGGTGGATTTGCAGGTGAAGTAAAACTAAAAAGAGCACAAGGTGGTAAAGTAAAAGGAACACTTATTGACCAGTTACTGAAAGTTAAACCAAAATTTGATGATAGAGAATTAGCAAAAAATGTACAAAGACCAAGTCCAAACTTTATTGAAGAATGTTATAATACATATCTTGCTGTTACGAAAAACAAAAGAGAGTTTAAAAACAAAGATGATTTTATAAAACAATTTAAAATCAATGCAAAGAAAAATAAATCTTTAGTTTTTAGTAAATGGAAAGCAATGGATATGGTTGGAAGATTAATTAATTCAAGAAATAAAAAACACGAAGTCGTAGATGCTCTGGCTGCTTATGCTATGTCAGAGTCAAAAGACTCAGGACCATATGTGATAGCGAAATGATAAAAGACGGACCAATGAAAGACCATATTGAAGCTAGTAAAAAAGGTGTTGTTAAAGCTGAATACATCACTTATACTAAAAGAAATGGATATCTTACGAAAGAAACAACTGTTAGAAAGTATCTAGGTGAAGATGGTAATTATATAGATTCTTACATAACTGAACCCTTAACGGAGGTAAAAGATGATTGAAGAACCTAGAATACCTAGAAAGAAAGGTCAACCAGCAGGTAGTGATAAGCATTCTGATTTATATACTGATGAGAATCCTAAAGGTACAATACACGGACTAGGTTTTAAAGATGTTGCAACAGCTAGAGCCAGTGTTAAAAAGATTGAGAATAGTGGTAAAACACATGCACATAAAATACAAGCTGCAATTGCTATGGAACAAAGGGCTAAAGTTATGGGAAAAACAGCAGA